ACTGCATCGGCCTCTGGCATCGAACGCCTCCTCGGCATCGTTGGAAACATGGCCGGGATCGATCCAGCTGCGATAGACAATATTGACTTCGATTATGCACTTGACAAATACTCTTATCTAATGAACAATGATCCTAAGATTATCAGATCGCCAGAAGCACTAGCTTCGATCCGCGAAGAACGGAAACAACAGCAACAACAGGCTCAACAAGCCGAGATGGCGGAGAAGATGGCGAAGTCTGCGCAAGTTCTATCCCAGACCGATACAGGTTCGGGACAGAATGCTCTCCAAAGGATGGTTGGTCCTGCATGATTTCTGATCTAATCAAGGATCAGATCGAGACCCTCTACGACGAGGGATACACTTACCACATGATCGCTGAACGCTTACACGTCACCAGAAGTCTCGTCGCAGGACAAGTTTACAGAATGAATCTTTCGAAACGAACTCGACCCGGGCGTGGTCCTGATAAATCTCCCAGGAAGCCTAAGAGCATGCCCGCTCCCAAGGCCGTTAGGGTCGTGGTCGTCCAAACTCGTAAGCCCAAGACGGTCATTGAACAAAAACACTCCACACGCAGCCGACTCTATGAAGACCTCCGACAGGCCGTGCTAAACACAGCCGCGATGGGGGTTGGCGAATGACCTACCAAGCTTCCGAACGGAAGGACATTCGCAAGGCTGAAAAGGCTCAAGCCATCCACGAGCGAGCGCGTCTCGAGTTCGTGTTCTCGATGATGGCCACTATCTCCGGTCGCACGTGGGCCTACGATCTTCTAGTCCGTTGCCATATCTTCCAAAACCCATTCACCCCAGATGCCCTAGCAACCGCCTTCGGCTGTGGGGAGATGAATATCGGTCAAGCAGTTCTAGCCGATATAATGCAAGCCTGTCCAGATCAATACGTCATAATGATGAGGGAAGCCAATGTCCGACACATCAGTAACAACCGAAGCACCGCTTCCGAACAGCCCGGAAGCGAGGACCCCAACGGGGGAATTGAAGAACCAGTCGTCGAGCCAACCGTCGACGACATCTACACCACCTTTAAGCCCAACGGAGACGCCGCCAGCCAGCACTGAGACTGCGGATGGCAAGACTGTTCTCACCAAAGCCGAAGAAGCTCCTCCATCAGCACCGGAGAAGTATGAAGATTTCAAGCTCCCGGAAGGTGTGAAGCTAGAAGGGGATCAACTCAAATCCGCGCAGGACCTGTTCAAAGACCTCAACCTCCCGCAGGATTCGGCCCAGAAGCTGATCGATTTCCACGTGGCCCAACTCAAGGCCTCGACCGAAACCTCCAACAAAGCCTACGAAGACATGCGATCCGATTGGCAAACCAAGACCAAAGCTGATCCTGAACTCGGGCCCAAGCTCCCGCAGATCAAGGAAACAATCGGTCGAGCCCTATCCACCCTCAACGATCCCAAGCTCGTCTCTGAGTTCTCCCAAGCAATGGACCTCACAGGCGCTGGCGATCACCCAGCTTTTGTAAAGGCTTTCTACAAACTATCTCAGGCTGTGACAGAAGGTCGCCATGTTCAAGGCTCTGGCCCTTCTAGCTTCGGCCAACTCAGACCCGGTACAGACGCCAAGCCCTCAGTGGCTCGGGCCATGTACCCCAACAATCCGTAACCCAGCCTCAGAGAGGACGACTGGCAAATGCCTAGATGGGATACTGATATCCACCCAAATCTTAACCTCCTTCGGAGACTTTAGTCCATGTCAACAATTGGCAATCTGGCGTTAACCTACGCCGACTGGGCCAAGCGGATGGACGATGGGTATCGAGTAGCCTCGATCATCGAACTCCTCTCCCAGACGAATGAAATCCTAGACGACATGCTCGTCGTCGAGGGCAACCTCCCTACCGGACACAAGACCACAGTCCGCACCGGCTTGCCCCAAGCAACCTGGCGCTTGCTGAACGACGGTGTTCCGAACGCGAAGTCCACGACTGCCCAGATCACCGACACCTGCGGGAACCTGGAAACCTACGCAGTCATCGACAAGGACATCGCTGACCTGAACGGCAATACTGCTGAGTTCCGACTTTCGGAAGTCAAAGCCTTCCTCGAAGGCATGTCCCAGCAGGTAGCCGCGACCCTGATCTACGGCAACCAGCACACGAACCCGGAACGCTTCACCGGCTTCGCACCGCGCTACTCGACCAAGACCACGACCTCGTCCCAGACCGCGAACAACGTTCTGGACGGCGGCGGAACTGCCTCCACCAACACCTCGATGTGGATCACCACTTGGGGCTCTGATACTCTCCATGGGACGTTCCCCAAGGGGAAGATCACCGGCCTTCAGCATCGCGACATGGGTGAATGGCCTGTGGCTGGCGCTACTGCCAACACGACCTATCAGGCCTATCGCGACCACTTCAAGTGGGAAATCGGCCTCACGCTCCGCGACTGGCGCTATGTCGTCCGTCTCGCAAACATCGATGTGACGCAACTCACCGGCGTCTCTGCTGCGAACCTCATCAACCTCGTGGTTCGTGGCCTCTACCGCATGCCCACTGCTCCTTCTATGGCAGCAGCGGTGCAGACCTCCGATACTCCGGAAGTCCGTGCCAACATGGGTCGTGTGGTGATCTACTGCAACCGCGTGATCCGCACCTACCTCGATCTCCAAGCGATGAACAAGACCAACGTCTTGCTGCGTTTGGAGGAGTTCAACGGCAAGGTGGTGACCACGTTCCGCGGCATCCCGGTCCGAACCTGTGATGCGATCCTCAACAACGAAGCGCAGGTGACGTGACATGATCTTAGACTCACTCCTACAGTTCACTGCCGCTACCGTAGGGGACCTCCCTACGACCGGCACACAGAACTCGTCCAACGTCATCGATCTTGGTATCACTTCTGGCATTCCCTCCTCCGCAAATGGTGGTGGTGCCCGTGATATCGGCATCGGCGACAAACCTGCTTTGAAGCTGCTGGTACAGGTCCTCACGACCTTCTCTGGTGGTACTTCACTCCAGGTTACCCTCCAAGGTGCTATCGACAACCTGTCGGGTGCGCCATCATCGTTCACCAACTGGTGGTTGTCTCCGGCTTATGCCGAGGCTGCACTGGTGGCCGGTGCACGACTCTACGACATGGATATGCCTCGTCCGCCAGGCGGCGTGGCCATTCCTCGCTTCCTCCGCATGGGCTACATCACAGTCGGCACTCACTCTGCCGGTGCGATCCAAGCCTTCATTGTCCTCGATCGGGACGATCAGCCCTACTCGTCAACGGGCAATGCTACGCAGGGCGGTTACCCGGCTGGCATCAACGTCACCAACTAGGGAGAAACACATGAAGCGTCTTCTCCTTATCGGAGCATTGATTGGGGCATTCCTTGCCCCAGCCATTGCCCAACCCGTTCCGCAGATCGGTGTTACCTTCGGCTATCTCCCCGGTCAGACCTACTCCGCAGCGTTCTTTGGGCTTGTCCCACCGGCCTCTGCGACTGACACGGTTTGCATAGCAGGGTCTGCGAGTAAGACCGTTGCTGTTCAGCAGATCAAACTATCTGGTTCGGCGGGTACTCTCGTAACCCTCCCGGTCACGTTAGTTCGGCGGGCATCGGTAGCGACAGGCGGAACCGCAGCTTCGACAACTGCGAATCCTGCCAACACGATCGCCAAACGCGACACCACAGCAGCAGCGGCTACGGCGGTTCCTATTGCTTACACCGCCGTTCCTACCATCACCGATGCCTCGCCCACTTACTTGGACTCGGCTTCGTTGACCTTGCCAGTAACCTCTGCTGGCACTGTGACTGTCCCGCTCATCTTCGACTACTCAGTCGGGAACTCCAACCTCCTACAGCCGGTAATCCTTCGGGGTATCGCTCAGCAGGTGTGTCTAAACCTTAACACCGTCTCGGTTTCCTCTGGAGTTCTGAATGGTGTTATCACTTGGACGGAGTACTGATATGCGTAGCAGACTCCTCTTAGCTCTTGCATTCTGCCTAGGCCTTACAGCCTCGGCGCTTGCAATATCTCCAGCGACTACAGTCAACAATGCTGCGTACAGCATCCTGCCGACTGACGTACGGGTACAGACTGGCACTACTGTCTTCACAGCTTCCCGCACTTGGACTCTCCCAAGTGCGGGTCAGACCTGTATCAGTCTGTCCTGCTCACCTACAGCATTGTTGATCTACGACACCAACAATGCTATCTCGCTAGCATTCCCATTGGTAATCGCCCCAGCTTCGGGCGATACCATCAATGGCGTCACAACTTCGCTCACCATCACTGCTGCCGGGACAAGGGTCAACTTGATCCCCACTTCCGGCAACAACTGGCAAGCGGTGATTGAGGCACCGGTCCAGACCAACTGGGCTGGCACTGCACCAACCGTCTTCAACACTGGGGCGTTCAAACCCGCAGCTGCGAGTGACGGTACTGACGCTACAGCAGTCAATACTGAGACCTACATCGCTCAGATCGACGTGCCTGTCCAGACTACCTTAACCGGTATTCAATGGATGGGACTAGCGACCTCCACCGGCAACGTCCAGTTCGAACTGGCTGATTCCACCGGTGCGTTGATTGCTGCTGCTGCGACTGCGTCTACTGCGACGGCTGGTACTGCAAACTACCAAACCGCTGCCTTCGTCGCACCCTACATCGCCAAACCGGGGAAGTACTTTGTCCTCATGCAGAACTCCGGTTCGAACCACTACCGCGCCCATACTGTGGGAGCATTCGGCTGCTCCAAGAAGACTGGTGAAACCTACGGCACCTTCACTGCCGTAACACCACCCACCACCTTCACTACCGCTATCTGTCCAATCGCAACGACATATTGAGGTAACATGCGAAAGCTCAGTGCCGCACTTCTACTCTTCTTCGGGCTAGTCAGTGCGGCACTGGCCCAACAGACTGACCGTCCTCCGCTGTATTGCACCTCCGAATTCCAGGTAAACCAAGCAGCGGTCGCACTCACCAAGATCATCTCTGGAACCTCAGGCCAGTCCATCGGCATCTGCGGAGTGGCCTTATCCGGAGGCGCAGCTGCCTCCACCTTCTCAATGTCCTACGGCACCGGCACTAACTGTGCCACAGGTGCTGTGGTTATGATGCCGCTTATCAATATCGGCGTCAACGCATCCTACATCGATCACGTCCCATTCGTGAACCTATCTCCACCAAGTCAGAACACATCCGCCGTTGCCAATGATGTCTGCGTAGTCACCACTGGTACAGGTCCACTATCCATCATAGTGTACTACATCAAATATTAAGGACAGCGCTATGTTTCGCAAAGCGGTACTTGCCTTAGCTCTGGCCTTAATGCCATCCTTGGCTTTGGCCCAAGCAACCACTTGGCCACCGCCAGCGGGAGCCGTAGCCTTCCTCTGCGTTTACAACACCGTCGCTCCGGTCCTAACCAACGGCCAAGTCACCTTCGCTCAATGCGATGTGAATGGCCAAGTCAAGACCACAGGCTCTGGAGGTGGTGGCGCAACAGCAGTCACAATTGCAGATGGCGCAGATGTAGCCGAAGGTGCAACCACTGATGTAGCTGTCGTATCTGGTGCAGCTGGGACTGTCTCTGCCAAGCTTCGGTTGGTGACTACCCAACTATCCACTCTCGCAACTGCCCTGACCACCATCAACACCACCCTTGGCACACCATTCCAAGCCGGGGGCTCCATTGGCAACACGACCTTCGCAGCGACTCAGGGAACCTCACCTTGGGTAGTCTCAGGCACCGTCACAGCCAATGCCACTATCACCCCTTCCTCGTCCTCCGCAGTTGGCATCACTCCAATAACCTCAGCTGTGGCTGAGTCTTCCCACGTCCTCAAGGCTGGGCCAGGGAATGTCTATTCCGTCTACGCAGCCAATTTCAGCACCACGACCGGTGGCTGGCTAGTCCTCCTCAACGCCACCTCAGCCCCGGCTGATGGAGCCATAGTCCCCATAGCCTGTGCCCTGCTATCAGCCAATGGCATGGCTTCGATCCAATACTCCCCCGGGCCTCCCGGGGTTTTCTCAACCGGTATTACAGCCGTGGTCACCTCAGGTGCGACTTGCTTTACTAAGACCACAGGCTCTGTCACAGCCTTCATCTCGGGGTCCGTACAATGAAACTCTCCCGTATCTTCCAGTATGGCCTACTAAGCCTGATCCTTGGGCCATTGGTCGGTGGCACTCTCTATGGTGCCAAAGAGGCCATAGCCCAAGCGGTCAACTCCACTGGCTCGTTCTCCTCAGGCAAGATCACTGTCACGGTTCCGCCGAATGACGTGGTCCAAGGTCCAACCAACCTCACTGGTACAGGCAACGTCACTGTCAATTCGCAAGGCTCTGGTTCCGTTGGTATCGATGTCCGTGGCTCTGGCTCCGGCATGGTGTTCAACTTCCAAGGGTCGGTTGATGCCACTAACTACATCTCCATTCCTTGCGTGGTCCCTGCGACAGGTGCCATAGTCACCAGTGGCTCTGCCAACGGCACATGGACCTGCCAATCAGCTGGATATCAGCAAGTCCGCTTGAATATGGCGTCGTTCACCAGTGGCACAGCGACAATCACGCTGAATGCTTCTGCTGGATCGTCTCAGCCACCGATCGGCGTTCAAGGCACCGCGACTAACATCACAGCGATCGCAACCCAAGCCGTCACTGGTGGTGCAGCTGGCCAACTCCCGGTTAACGTCCTACCCACAACCACTGGTGGTCTGTCCGTATTCACCCTCCAGCCAACAGCCTCTGACAACCATGCTGTTATCAAAGCTGGTGCTGGCCAGGTTTATAAAATCTCAATCACTGGCAATGCGACCCAGACCACTGTCCAATACATCCGGCTATACAACGCCACTACTGGCTTCAACGGCTGCAACTCTGCAACCAACCTAGTCTATGGCAATGCAATTCCATTCTCGACTGGTGGTGCTGGTATCCTCGACTTCTGGCCAGATGGCATGGCATTCGCCACCGGAATTTCTATCTGCGTCACTGGTGGTTATGCTCAAACCGATACCACCAACGCCACAGCATCAGCCATGAACGTTAACATCGGATATAAGTAATGAAAAGGTTATTCCTCGCCCTACTTTTCCTTTGCTTTGCCAATCTATCAGTCGATGCCGCTTCACGCTTCGGTGTTTGCACCACCACCTGCACATGGGATGGTGCAAGCACCGCGATGTGGTCTGCCACATCAGGCGGGGCTACAGGTGCCTCAGTCCCAGTTGCCGCAGATACCGTCACCTTCGATGCAGCCACTTGCGTCGGTGGCACAACCTGCACCATCACCGTCAATACCAATCCCACCATCACCAGCTTCACTATGGGAGCTTGTACGGCCTCGACCACTGGCTGTATTGTAGACTTCTCGGTCAACAATAATAACATCACGGTTATAGGTTCTGGTTCCCCAATCAATGCTTCTGGTACAGGTACTAGAAACCTGAAAATGGGTAACGGCACCTGGACGATGTCCAATGGTGCCAGTAGCACCGGTCTTACCTTCGAACTGTCCGTAATTACCAATTTAACTTTCAATGCCAATAGCTCTACCATCACATTCGCTGATGGGCCAGGTTTTAGATCGTTCCATGGCGGAGGCCTGACTTACAACATTCTCAATTACGGCGCATCAATGGGCGGTGCTTTTTCAACTGGCAACAACACCTTCAATACAGTTAACCTATCTCCTCCAACAACGTGGACAATACAATTTACTTCAACCGTGACTATTAACAACACAATCAATTGGGCTGGGACAGCTTGTAGCCAAATTGGGTTTGCTACTAGCTCTGTTCTGAGCAAAGCCACTATAAACGCCGTTGCTGGTGGTACTATAGCCTGGGCAGCGGTTAAGGATACATGGTTCACTGGTGCCACAGTCACAGCCAGTAACTCTTTTGATTTGCAGAACAATCTTGGCCTCAGTTTTAGTTCTGGCGGCGGAGCTTGTATCCTCGGTGGGTAACATGATGAAACGTCTCGCAGCCTTACTCCTATTCCTTATACTCCTGCCTTGTGCAGCCGATGCTGCCAATCGGTTCGCTGTATGTGCTACAACTTGCACATGGGACAACGTATCTACAGCTATGTGGTCTGCCACCAGCGGAGGTGCGACAGGACAATCCGCACCTACGACTGCCGATGTTGTCACCTTCGACGCTGCTACCTGTGTAGGTGGAACTACCTGTACGACCACCGTTAACGCCAATTTGCAGATCAATTCTCTCACTTGGGGAGCTTGTACAGCTTCTACTACGGGATGCATCATAGACTTCTCAGTTAACAACAACAACGTAGAACTAACCGGCACAGGCACATCCTTTAGCGGCTCTGGCACAGGCACTAGAAATTTCAAGATGGGAAATGGTACATGGTCCCTTACCGGTGTCAACGGCATCGCTTGGGTTATGGCTACCATTACTAATCTGACCTGGAACGCGAATGGTTCCACAATATCGTTTCCTAGTACTGCTATAACTCAGCCCGCAGCCAGGACCTTTACTGGTGGTGCGTTGAGCTATAACATCATCAGTGTTGGAGCAACTACTAGCGGGTTAACTCAATTCCAATCAGCAAGTACGTTTGCCACATTAAACATCACTGCGCCAACTACTGTCTCATTCCAATCCAGTACAACCCTAACCATCACCAATGCGATAAATTGGTCTGGGTCATCTTCCAACCAAATTGGATTATTCTCCAGCGCCGCTGCTCAAGCCACAATCTCATCAGCCAATAATGCTACCATGAGTTGGGTTGGCATATACAATATAAAATTCCAAGGTGGTGGCACATTCACCGCGACTAACTCCATGGATATGTACAACAACACCAACGTAACCGTAACCCCGCCAGCGGCTTTTAGTTCTGGCGGTGGCCGCACCTGCATCCTCGGTGGATGGCTCCTATGGCGGGACCTCCCCGAACACATCAATGACAACTTCCCAGCTTGGATAGAGAAGGCTGCCTGACATGTTCCGCAAGTTAAAATCATGGATTGCTGCCTTCGCACTAGTGGCACTTGCTGGGCCATTGATGGCAGTATGCCCCATCACCTTCGATCCAGCCACAGTCACCGCCACAACGCTTTCACTCGGAAATCTCCAAGCTACTAACACAGGCACAACCTCAGCAGATCAAGGCGCACATACATTAACCAGTTCAGGCAAATCGTCTGGCAAATACTACTACGAAATGTCATATACGCTAGCAACGGCTGGCGCAAATGTCGGAGTTGGTGTTGGTACAACTGCCTCTACCTACACTGCCCAAGGAGGTGGTGCTGGTGGAATGATGTTCTCCGGAACTGGGAACATTTACACCAATAGCATTTTCAGCACCAAATCAATCTCGGGCCGATCAACTGCGGATGTAGTTGCTGTCGCAGTTGATATCACCAATCTAAAAATCTGGTTCAAGGTTGCCTTCGGCTCTGGTTCAGGCGGTGATTGGAATAACACTGTAGGCGCTGATCCAGCCACGAATACTGGAGGCTTAGCAATCCCAGCCGGGACTTACATCCCATTCGTCGTCTTCGGTGGCACCTCTGGCGCCGCTGGCGGGAAATGGTACGCCAACTTCGGCAACACCAACTTCATATTAGCAGTACCTTCTGGCTTCACATCAGGTTGGCCAGCATAACAGGAGAATACAATGGCTAGGTGGCGTTTAATCAATGCACACTATCTCAACACCGTGACACCCACGGAATGGGAATACAAAGAAACCGATCGAGGCTCAGGCAAGCAGGGCCGGAAAATCTTCCATGTGCCACTCTACATGGACCCACGTGATCCAGCCGATCACAACTACCCGGGTGAGATAATCGTCTCCAACCAGTTCGACAAGGCCTTCCCCAAGGACATCGAAATCCTTGGTGATCCGACTCCGGATATGGAGCCACTTGACGAGGAAGCTGAGGCGATTTCAGAATCTCTCCAGCACAAGTGGGTGCATCCGATCGACACCCTACCAGTAGTCGGAGATGAGAAAACCTGGGATGATCTGACGCTCAGGATGATGGAAGCCTTCTCTAAGGCAACAGGTCAAGTAGCAAACCTCTCTGCTGCTCCTGGCCCGACCGCCAAGGAGTTCAACGACATGAAGCTGCTGTTGGAAGACCTCAAGGCACAGCTAGCTTCGCAAGCCCCAGCTTCGCCAATTCCGGCCGAAGCCACAGGACGAAGGGCCTAACCTATGACCATCTTCTCTGGTACCGGCGCTCCTGCGGCTTTCTCGTCGGCCAGTGGAGGCAAGGTTTATGGTTACAACAACATCTCTGAATCTGCGGCGATTGTGGTGGCTCCGGCTAACCCTAGTCGCCAGAAGATTTCCTTCCACAACCCGGGGACTGTCGACATTTACATCGCACCTGTAAACGTCCAGAACGTCCTCGGGACTTCTCCAACTAATCCTTCTGACGTGGCCCTATCCCTCACCAATGCTGCCCTTGGCGGATCGCGCCTTGTCTATGGCAATGGTGGGACCTTGGATATCAGTGGTGAATGCCAGGGTTCTTGGCAAGCTCTCGCCAAGACTGGTGGCGGTACTACCAATTCGCTGACGGTAATGGATTCGAACACATGAAGAAACTGCTCGGGGCCCTGGGCCTAGTCCTAACCTTAGCCCTTTCTTATAGCCTTATTCCACCTACGGAGAAGGCTCAAGCACAGAACATCACCTGTGCGGATAGACCCACTGGCGACACCACCAACGCGTGTGCGAATACGCGATTTGTGATGACCAATGGTGGCGGGGGCGGTGGAGGGTGTACTCTATTCACACCCTCCACTGATGGCTGTGTTCCAGCCTCAGGTGGTGACACTACCAAGTTCCTTCGTGCGGATGGCACATGGGTCGCACCTCCGGGAAGCATTCCAACCGGTGGTATCATCCCATGGTCTGGTGCGACTGTTCCACCGGGATACTTCCTCACCTACGGCCAGGCAATCAGTCGTGCCACGTTCGTTCAGCTATTCACGGCTATTACTTTCGCACCCACGATCAACTGCACGATCGGCAACCCAACTATTGCAGTCGCAACTGCTACCAGCGACCGAGTGCCGGTCGGTGCGCCAGTTGAAGCCTCTGCTTGCTTCGCTGCGGGAACTACCGTCGCATCCAAAGGCTCAGGCACACTCACCCTGAACCACAACGCTATTGCCTCGACCTCGACCACAGCCACGATCCTGCCTTGGGGTAATGGCGATGGATCAACGACGTTCAACGTCCCCAATCTCGAGGGCCGTACCATCGCTGGCCGCGACAACATGTCTGGTACAGCCGCAGGCACGTTGACCTCGACCTACTACGGCGCTGTGCCAGATGCGCTCAACGTTGCAGGTGGTGCACAATCCACAACGCTGGTTACCCTCAACCTGCCAGCCTATACCCCAACTGGCTCCTTCACTGGTAGCCCTGGCATCGTTGACCCGGGTCATACCCACGCTACCAATGCCTTGCTCAACAACGCAACATCATCCACCGGTGGTGGTGCGTTCCCTGTGCCAAATCCACTTGCTGGCAGCGTCAGTGCAAATACCACAGGCATCACAGCGAATGCCGGTACGTTGGCCTTCACCGCCAACGCGCAAGGTGGTACTTCGACGCCATTCTCGAGGGTCCAGCCTTCGATCACGATGGACTACATCATCAAGGCTTTCGATGTCGATGCGACGACTACGAACCTTGTGGTGGGTGTCTCCACAATCACAGGTGGCTCGAATACCAACATCCTGTATGACAACAATGGCATCCTCGGCGAGTACGCCCTATCCACAGCCAACCAATACAACTGTGCCACGGCCGGCACCTTAGTCCAACCTTCGGTCGTCTACCAAACCGAGACAACCACGACCTATGGCACAACTACCACCTTCGACTTCTGCACCTTCAAGAACACAGCGGTCACCTTGACCGGAAACATCACCACCCAGACCTTCTCCAACGTAGTCGCTGGCAAAGCTGGGATGATTACCTTCATCCAAGACGGCGCAGGGAACCATACCACGGTCTGGAATGCAGCACTCAAGTTCACTGGTGGAACAGCACCAACCCTAACCACCACAGCTGGTGCAGTAGATATCCTCACCTACGCATGTCGCAGCCCGACATTCTGCGGAGCCTCACTCTTAACGGATGTAAAATAATGGAAGATGGACCCAAGCACGCTGAGATAGTCTACCTCGAGCGAATCGCAAAGGAGATGAAGGAAATCCGTGCCCAGATGCAGAAGGTGATGCGTTCCCTTT